AAATACAACTTCAGGAGCTGTTAATGTAACCCTTCCAGCAGGAACTGCAGGTGCAGTTGTTGCAATAAAAGATTACGCAGGAACTTTTGATACAAATGCAGTAACATTAACTAGAAATGGTTCTGATAAAATTGGTGGTGTATCTGCTAATGGAAGTTTACAAACAGAAGGTATTGCCGTTACATTAGTTTTTATAGATTCTACACAAGGTTGGTTAGTAACAGATTCAGGTCTACAATCAGAAGCACCAACACCCTCATTTATTACAGCAACAGGTGGTACAATTACTACTGATGGAAATTTTAAAGTTCACTCTTTTACAGGTCCTGGAACATTTACTGTTTGTTCAGTAGGTAATCCTGCTGGTTCTGATACTATTCAAACTTTAGTAGTTGCTGGTGGTGGAGGTGGTGGAGATGATTATGGAGGTGGTGGTGGAGCCGGTGGTTATATAGATAAAACTCCTAGTCCTACACCTGTTACAGCACAAGGATACCCAATTACAGTTGGTGGTGGAGGTGCAGGTGCCTGTAGTGGTGTTAGAGGTGCTAATGGAACTAATTCAACAGGTTTTTCTTTAACTGCTGTAGGTGGTGGCGGCGGAGGTGGTGGAAGTGGAGCTCCAAATAATGCTGGAAACCCAGGAGGATCAGGAGGTGGTGGAAGAGGAAACAGAACGCCCACTGCAAACGCTGGATCAGGAACACAACCTTCACAATCAGGAGATTCTGGAACATTTGGTTTTGGTAATAATGGTGGTTGTGGTGCAAGTCCAAGTAATTTTTCAGGTTCCGGTGGTGGTGCTGGTGGTGCGGGAAGCCCTGCGGCTAGTGCTGCAGCAGGAGCAGTAGGTAAAACCTCTGATATCACTGGTTCGTCTGTATCTTATGCTGGTGGTGGTGGTGGAAGTGAGGGTGCAGCTAGTCCTTGCGGTACAGGAGGTGCTGGTAGTCCTGGTAGTGGGGGTGGATCAAATGGAACAACAAATAGAGGTGGCGGTGGTGGAGGAGATAAAGATACTCCTGGTGATGGTGGAAATGGTGGTTCAGGAATTGTTATTATTAGATACAAATTTCAATAGTTGAATGATAATTAAAAATAAGATATAAGGAGAATAATTATGGCACATTTTGCAAAACTAGGATCAAACGGAAAAGTTATTCAAGTATTAACTCTTGATAACAAAGATATGTTAAACGCTGATAACGTTGAAGATGAATCAGTAGGTCAACAATATTTAGAGACACATAATAATTGGCCTGCACAAATGTGGATTCAAACTTCATACAATACATCAGCTAATACACATAAAGATGGTGGTACACCATTAAGAGGTAATTACGCAGGTATTGGTTATACTTGGGATGAAGATGATCAAATCTTTTGGCCTAAAAAACCTTATGCATCTTGGGTAAAACATAATGCATCCGCTTCTTGGAAATCACCAATCGGTGATGCTCCAGCATTAACAGCTGAACAAGAAGCACAAAATACAGCTGATACTCATTCTTGGTCTTACGTCTGGAATGAATCAGGTCAGTCTTGGGATCTAACAGATTCTAAAGCATAATTGATCTAGATCAATTCTTTTAATATCAATTGACATTATAAATGACGGATGTATATATTACATCCAGGTATGCAAAAGAAAGTATTAACAGAACAAGCTTTATATTATGGTGATGTGGCGATGCCTAAAGATTGGGACATCGACCGAGATAAATTATCAGGCGATATCCTACAATCAGTAATTCAAAACAAAGATTTTCCATTTTCAAGAACTTGGGATATGTTAAATACCTATATGCGAGATCACGTTGGTCTTGAGTATGGTGTAAATTTAGTTAACAAAGAAACGTGGGGAAATATCTATAAACCTGCGGAAACAACTATTCCTTTATTAAATATTGATCCAGTAGATCTACGTAACTCACCAGACTTTACATTATTATATGGTGTAAAAGTCAAAGATTGTAATGTTAGAATACACTATGAAGATAACAGACGTAAAGGTAGAAGCTGGGATATACCACTTACAAACAATATGTTTATTATGTTTCCATCTACTAATATGTATTACTTAACTAATAACCAAAAAGATAGTTTAAATTTCGTACAAACTATAACATATGAATATATCTAATTACTATTGGTATTTTAGTGGTGTTCTTACACCAAAGTTTTGTGATGATGTTATAGCTTATGCAAATTCTAAAGAAGAAGTTATGGCTAGAACAGGTGGCTATGGTGATAGAAAATTAAAAAAAGAAGAAGTAAAAGATTTAAAAAGAAAAAGAAATTCTGATTTAGTATGGTTGAATGATACTTGGATATATAAAGAATTACATCCATATGTTCATATGGCTAATAAAAAGGCTGGTTGGAATTTTGACTGGGAAAGAAGTGAATCTTGTCAGTTTACAAAATATAAACACAACCAATATTATGATTGGCACTGCGATAGTTGGGATAAACCATATGACAGAAAAGACCCAAACAATCCAGAACACGGTAGAATTAGAAAACTGTCTATGACTTGTCAGTTAACAGATGGTTCAGAATACAAAGGTGGTGAATTAGAATTTGATTTTAGAAACTATGATCCACATATGAGAGACGAATCAAAACATAGAATACAATGTAAAGAGATATTACCAAAAGGATCTATTATTGTGTTTCCTAGTTTTGTGTGGCATAGAGTTAAACCAGTAACATCAGGCACAAGATATAGTCTTGTAGTCTGGCATTTAGGAAGGCCTTTTAAATAATGTTTATAAATAACTATTTTAACACGACCATTTGGTCAGAACAAAAACCAGAGTTTGTAAAATCATTAACAAAAGCATCTAATAAATATATTAAAGATGCAAGAACAAGAGAAAAGAAATTTATAAAAGAACACGGTGACTTTGGAAGATCATATCACTCAACACCATTGACGGCGGACAATGACTTTTTAGATTTTAGAAATTACATTGGTCAAAAGTCTTGGGAATATTTAGATCATCAAGGTTTTGATATACATTGGAATCAACACGTATCGGGTTTTTATTTTTTAAAGTGTAGTGATAAAACATCTTACCCTGTATTTCACGAGCCCAGAACCGGTGCCAGAGCTACAAAATTAAAAATGAAGCCAGATCAAAAAGGTGTATGGGGTGGAACTGAACTTATACATTTTAAACCTACACCAGGTACATTAATTATCTTTCCAGGATTTTTAGAACACGAGTTTAGTGTAGACTTTGGTATTGAACCATTTAGATTTATACATTGGAATATACAAGCAGTACCAAAAGAAATGGCAAAAGATGTTTAAAGTAATTGATAATTATTTAGGTGTGGACCAACATCTTATTTTAAAAACAACAATGGAATCAATTGAATTTCCTTGGTTTTATAATAAAGGAAAAATTAACAGAACAAATAAACCAAAACTTTTTGATTATCAATTTAATCATATTTTTTATATAAATAATAATATTAACTCAACCTTTTTTAATCATCTAAACCCTATTTTAGATAAATTAAAACCATTATCTCTTATTAGAATAAAAGCTAATTTAAATCCTCCTACAAAAAAACTTATAGAATCTGGTTATCACAAAGATCAAGATTTTAAATGTAAAATTGCAATATATTATTTAAACGACAATGATGGTTATACAATGATAGGTAAAGAAAAAGTTTTAAGTAAAAAAAATAGAATGGTTTTTTTAAATTCAAATGTAGAACATTTTGGTACTAATTCAACTAATTGTAATAATAGAATCGTAATTAATTTTAATTATTTTTAATATGAATTTTAAAAAGAAAAAGTATACAGTTATCCGTCAAACAATATCAAAAGACTTGGCTAGTTTTGTTGCGAATTATTTTATGATGCAAAAACAAGTTTATGATACTTGCAGACAGGCAAGATATATTTCACCCTTTGAAAATATTATAGGTCATTATGAAAATGATAATGAGCAAATACCAAACACATATTCTCAATACGCTAATATGGCAATGGAGACTTTATTACTTAAATGTCAACCGGATATGGAAAAAGCTACAGGATTAAAATTATATCCAGCTTATACATATGCAAGAATCTATAAAAAAGGTGATGTTTTAAAAAGACATAAAGATAGATTTAGTTGTGAGATATCTACAACTATGAATCTTGGTGGTGATGACTGGCCAATATATTTAGAACCATCTGGAAAAGAAGGTATGAAAGGTGTTAGAGTAGATTTAAAACCAGGAGATATGCTAGTTTATTCTGG